CAAGGTAGTACCAAGATTGAAAAGAGCAACAAGCTATCTGACGAATGGTTCAGTCGGATAATTTATTTAGCACCTGATGATTTAGCAGATGGCAAAAGAACACTCTGTCCCTTTGCTAAAAAAGCAGGTTGTAGTGAAGCTTGTTTGAACACAGCAGGACATGGTAAATTTTCTAATGTTCAACAAGCTAGGATTAGAAAATCTCTACTGTTTTTAAACGACCAACAAGAGTTCATGAGACAGCTTGTAGAAGATGCAAATAAATTTCTTAAGGAGTGCGATAGGTTAGGTAAGAAACCGGCCCTTCGTCTCAATGGAACAAGTGATATTCAATGGGAACATATCAAAGTAAAGGGACATGAAAATATCTTTGCCATGTTTCCACAGATACAGTTCTATGACTATACAAAAATCCCAACACGAAAGGTAGAGCACATACCTAACTATCATCTAACCTGGAGTTATTCAGAAGCTGATAGTAAGTACGCTGCTTTGATTAAAAATGTCTCCAACAACATAGCAGTTGTATTTAGGGAAGCTCTACCTGAAGTGTTCAAAGGATTTAAAGTAATTGATGGGGACAAGCATGACATGAGATTCTTAGATGAAACTCAAGTGGTGGTTGGACTTGTTGAAAAGGGTGAAGCCAAGAAGGATACTTCAGGCTTTGTAATTGATTTAATAAATGCGAGGGCAATATGATTAAAGGATTTGAAACAATTCAAAAAGGAACAAAACTAATTACTAATCAATTAGGAGTTCCAACCAGAGCAGTAGCTATGGAAAGCATTAAACAAGGTAAAGGTTTTAAAAAGACTTTGCTTGTTGATGTTAAAGGTTCAGACATAGGTTTGTTTGATGAGATGGGTAGCGTATATGTTCAAGATATAATTGAGGTAGTAAGCTGATGGAAACACTATTTGAAACTGATTCATTAAGCAGAATAGAACAAGCAGTATCAACTGCATTCTTTAGAGGTTATGGTTTATTCTTTACTTATTACAAAGTTAAAGGAGACTTAGAAGAATACGAAAGGAGAACTTTAGAAGTCATTTCTGATTTAAAACACAATGATGATGGCGACATTTTAGTCTGTGGTTGCATAGACCATGAAGGTAATTATCGTAAGTTTTTTTTAGAAAATATGTCCAATGTTTCTGTATTTAAAAAAGTTGTGATATAATCTATGTATGATTATTCTTAATGATAAAAAAGTGACAGCTAAAACTTATGCAAAACATATGGCATATAAACATATGACAAAGTTATATGACAATCCTGAAGAGTATACTGATGATAATTTTAAACACGCTACTCAACGAGAGCAAGAAGAAATATTAAATCAAATTAGTTTACAAGAGGATAGAGTTCGTAAGTCTCTGGGTGTAAAGTTTGATACATTACACAGTCAAAATAATTGGTCAGTAAAAGTAGAGGGTAAAAAATTATGACAGAATTTTTCAATGATGTTTTAAAACAAAAAGAAATCTTAAGTGAAGAAGCAAAAGATAAACGAGTTAGAAGTTTGTATCTTCATAAAACTAAAGATGAAAATTATTTTAAAACAACCTATGAAAGCGATAGAGTTTTAATCGAACACAAAGACAAACGCAAGAAGAACCAGGAGTTTAAGTATGGCGAAGACGTGGAATAAATCTGTGTATACATCTGCTACACAAGGCAGAGGTAAAAAGACAAGTCAAGGTAGAGGTAATGTTGCTTTCTCTACCATGAATAAAAATAAAAAAAGCAACTTCAAAAAATACCGAGGTCAAGGCAAATGAGTATAAAAGAAAAAGTAATAACAGTTAAAGTTCCTAAAAGAAATTTAACATGGATTAAAAATAACTATCGTAAATCTAAACAAGGTGTAAACAGTTTGTTTGAATATGGTGGTATAGATATACGAGAGGTTCATGCAATCGCAGATTTACTTTATCATCTTGATGAAGCATTTAATATTGAGGAGAACCTATGAACATATTTTATTTTGATGAATGTCCGGTTGAATCAGCACGAGCACAACCTGATAAGATGCTAGTTAAAATGCCCTTGGAAACAGCACAGATGTTGTGTACTGCACACCGAGAGTTAGATGGTGATGAGTATGCAGATGCTAATGGTCTTTACAAAAGAGCCTATTGGAATCATCCTTGTACTATCTGGGCAAGAGAATCTAGCTCTAACTATTCATGGTTGTATCGTCACTTTGTGGCATTGTGTATTGAATACAGTAGCAGATATGGAAGAAGTCATTTGAGTTTTGACAAACTCTCTGGCCCTCTCATGACACTACCTCAAAACATTGAGATAGGAGACATGACTACTGTTGCTCAAGCTATGCCTGATGAGTACAAACATGAAGACCCAACTGTTGCGTATCGTAGATATGTGATTAATGAAAAACACTATGCCAAGTGGGAACAGAACAGAGCTAAACCTACATGGTGGACTACTAAGGAGGTAGCGTAAAATGAAATTTAATATCATAATAGGGGCTGTGTTAATTGCTATGATAGTGGCAATGTTTAACATAGTAAATATAACTACAGATAATATATCTGAAAACAAGTCCGGACTTACTAGATTAAACAAATCTTTTTTGTCTCTCAGCGAAGAGTTTCAAAGCGTAGGTAGACAAGCAGAGTTAATAGAATCTACCAGAGAAAGCTATCGTAATTCTTTGGTTGAGTTATCAAATAGATTAGATTCTATGGATGAAACAAACTCAGAAATTTATCGTATCTTAAATGAGTTAGATGAGAAGTTAAACAAACCACCAATAGCTACTGTTGTTATAGAAAAGTTTATTGAACCTGAGCTAACAGAAGACATTGGAGTTAATGGAGGACTAGGTGTACTAACCGGAACTCAAATAGTTGGGCAGCCTGAAACAAAAGAACTTGAAGTTGTTCCTTGTCCTAAACCAAAGGCAACAAGGAGTTTTGATTCTTATCTTTCTAGAATTACAATCAATAGAAACATATCTTTCACTGTGATTTATGATGTTATCTCTGGCCAAAGTACAAACACAAGGTACGATGGTGCAGTTCCAAGCAAACTAAAACGAGCAGTTGATAAATATATTTCTGAATTAAAATTTCCAGGAGAAATAACTGTACAAGGTTGTACTTTACCCTTTACAATTAATATTTAAGGAGAATGATATGTATATTTATATGAATACAGAAAGTGAAACAAGAGTTTTAACTCGTGATGAATACAGAATCTTTACAGATTTTACTAACGATAACTATAAAGATATGTATTCAGAGAAGGTTGGTTACGAAGTAAATTATAATCCAGGAAAGGATAATTTTACAGTCACATTACCATCCAACAATGTAATAAGTTTTGTTGATTTATTCAACGAAAGGGGTTGACTTTTTAGTCAGCAAGTGTATAATAACTAATGCAATAATGCCAAACCATAGGAGAAAATAAATGGCAATACAACAAGGAATAGCCTATTGGGCTAGTGTAAGAACACCTAATACCAAGTTCGAACCCTGTTATACAGTGGACTTAGTAGTAAGTGATGAGGTGGCAAATGACTTTGAAAGTCGTGGCTTCAGGGTTAAAGACCTGACAGTCAATGATGAAGTTGTTGGTCGGTCTATTAACTTTAAAAGAAAAGTCAATGGTCCAAATGGAATGGTTCGTAAAGCACCATTACTAATGGATGCTGATAAAGTTCCAATGGATGAAAACGTTGGGAATGGTTCTAAGGTTAGAGTTCAATACAATGAGTGGGAAGCCACTAATAAGTTTGGAACTTTCAAGGGCCTGGACTTTCAAGCTATGCAAGTAGAAGAATTAGTTTCTTACAAAGCCGGAGACGGAGATGAGTTTGATTCTATCGAAGGTGGTGAGGAGTTCTAATGCAAATTACTATTCAAGACAATGTCTATGAGATAAACAATATCAGTGATGAAAAAATCAAATTAGAAACTAATGTTTTAATTGCTAAGATTAATCATCATAGATTATGTTTAGAAGGTTCTCAAATTCTAGTTAATACTTTTGAAACTAGATTGGGTGATGTTCTCAAACCAAGAGACGAAGCTCTGGTAGAACCTACAAGAGCACGAGATGAGAAGGGGCACTATGTTGCAGACGACCCTTCAACTCCTGATGTAAACGAAGCTTGGGAAGGTGGTAAGAAACCATCTAAGTCTAAGTCTTCTTAATTCTAACCATGCTAGGACACAGATTAAGTTCTGTGCCTAGCTTTTTTTTGGGTCAAACATGGAAAACAATTTAAAATTTGTAAAGTATCATCAGCCTTGTCCCTCGTGTGGTAGCAGCGATGCCTTATCACTTAACGAGGATGGGTCTAGTAAGTGTTTTAGTTGTCATAAGTTCTTTCCTAGTATTGATAAACAATCTACATTTAAATCAAGCCAGGTAAAAACAAGTATGAAAGAAACAATAAAAGAACTGAATGCACATGGTGGTGTGTTCGCAAAATTAACAGATAGAAACATAGCAAAGGAGACTGCTGAAAAGTATGGTGTCAAAGTTGTCTATGATTCTAATGGTACGTTAGCTCAACATATATATCCTTTATATATTAACAATGAGCTTACGTCTAACAAAATTCGATACGTCAGGGATAAGAAATTTTCTTTTGATGTATCACCTAATGGTGTTGGACTTTTCGGTCAACAGTTATTCAAAGAGGGAGGTAAGTATCTTACCATAACCGAAGGGGAGTGTGATGCTATGGCAGCCTATGAACTACTTGGTAGTAAGTGGGCTGTCGTATCCGTTGTTAGAGGTGCAGCAGCAGCAGTAAAAGATATTAAAGAAAACCTTGAGTATGTAGAAAGCTTTGATAATGTTGTGCTTTGTTTTGATAAAGACAAACCGGGACAAGAAGCTGCTAAGAAAGTAGCTACCATATTAAAACCTGGTAAAGCCAAGATAGTAACTTTACCTAATGGTTATAAAGATGCTAATGATATGTTGAACAAGGGACTCTTCAAAGAGTTTACTAGTTCTTGGTGGGATGCAAAGGTTTATACTCCTAGTGGTATCATTCGTGTATCAGAAAAACAATCTGAGTTTCTTAATCGTGAAAGAAAAGAAAGCATTCCCTATCCTTGGGAAGGTTTAAATAAAAAACTGTATGGCTTGAGACAAGGAGAGCTCGTAACTTTAACGGGTGGAACGGGTCTTGGTAAGTCTAGTATTACCAGAGAGCTTGAACATTGGTTAGTTAAAAACACTGATGATAATGTAGGTATCATAGCATTAGAAGAAGATTGGAAACGCACAGTTGATGGTATCCTTTCTATTGAAGCTAACGCTAGATTATATGTAGACCAAGAGAGAGATAAGTTTGATAAAGAAACTATCATGGATATGTTTGATAAGATATTTTCTAATGACAAAGTATTTATTCATGCTCACTTTGGAACGAATGAGATAGATGATATCTTTGCCAAGCTTAGATATCTTATTGTTGGATGTGATTGCAAGTGGGTAGTTGTTGACCATCTTCATATGTTAGTCAGTGCATTAGCAGAGGGAGATGAAAGAAGAGCCATTGATAATATTATGACTAGACTTAGAAGTTTAGTTGAAGAAACCGGGGCCGGATTAATATTAGTATCTCACCTGAGAAGAGTTGATGGAAACAAAGGTCACGAAAACGGAGTTGAAGTAAGTCTCTCTCATCTTCGTGGGTCTAACAGTATAGGACAGTTGTCTGATTGTGTTATTGCACTTGAAAGAAACCAACAATCCGATGATGATTTAGAAGCGAGGACAACAAAACTTCGTATACTTAAGTCAAGATATACAGGTGATGTAGGAATGGCTACATCTTTAGTGTATGATAAAGACTCTGGTCGTTTAACTGAATACTCTGATGCAGAGTTAATGAGCAATGAGGAAGAAACCTTACTGCCTTTCTAGGAATATTTATGGAATTAGTTTTTGATATAGAAACAAATGGATTGCTTTTTGATTTCAAAGAAAAAGTTTGGGATGAGGAAGCTAAAAAGAACATTGAAATTATAAGACCTGCAGCCACAACTATCTTTTGTATTGTTGCTATAGACGAGAATGACAATGTATATTCATTTGAACCCCATCAAATTGATGAGGGTATTAAATTTTTAGCTGAAGCTGATAAAATAATTGGTCATAATATTATTGGTTTTGATATACCAGCTATTAAAAAACTTAAAGGGGTGGACCTGTATGAACATACAGAAGCTCTTGATACCTTGACCCTGTCAAGACTTTTCCACCCCACCAGAGAGGGAGGTCATGGTATTGAAGCATGGGGTTATCGTTTAGGTGGTGTACAAAAAGTAGAGCATACAGATTGGACTCAGTATAGTCCGGAGATGTTAAAGAGATGTCAAGTAGATACTGTTATAAATAAAAAAGTTCTTGCAGCACTAAGAAAAGAAAGTCCTGGATTTTCTAAACAATGCATTGAGCTTGAACATGCTGTTGCCAAAGTAATTGCTGACCAACATGTTAATGGTTTTTACTTTGATGAAAAGTCGGCAACCTTTTTACTTAGTTCTTTAAACAAAAGAAGAAAAGAAGTTGAAGAAGAAGTACATAGAACATTCAAACCTAAGTGGGTCGATGTTAAAGAAGTACAACCTAAACTTAAAAAAGATGGTGAGCTTTCTAAATCTGGTCTATCTAATATAGAATACGAAGAACGAGTTAAAACAAAAGACCTTACTCCTTTCATGAGAAAAGAATTAAAAGAGTTTAACTTAGGTTCACGTCAACAGATTGGAGATTATCTAAAAGACTTTGGGTGGAAACCAAAACGTTTTACTCCAACGGGTCAACCTATTGTAGATGAGGGTACATTAAAACTAATAACTCACATCCCAGAAGCTAATTTAATTGCTGAGTATTTATTACTACAGAAAAGAGCAGCTCAAGTTGAGTCTTGGATAGATGCTGTTGAATTGACAGGTAAAAAAGATAGTAGAGTACATGCTAGTGTTATAACATTAGGTACAATTACTGGTCGCATGGCACATAGAAGTCCTAACATGGCTCAAGTACCTGCTGTTTACAGTCCTTATGGTAAAGAGTGTAGGTCTTGTTGGACTGTACCAAGTGGATATAAACTTGTAGGTGTAGATGCAAGTCAATTAGAATTAAGAATGTTAGCACACTACATGGCTGACGAGGATTATATAAATGAAATTATTAATGGAGACATTCACACGACTAACCAAAACCTTGCAGGACTTGAATCAAGAGATCAGGCAAAGACTTTCATCTATGCCCTCATTTACGGGGCCGGAGATGAAAAGATTGGAAGCGTTGTTGAAGGAAACAGAGACGAAGGTAAGAGATTGCGAGAACGCTTTCTTAGTGGTAACCCTGCATTTAAATCTCTTAAAGGAAGGATTGAAAGAGCAGCAGGGAAAGGATTCCTCAAAGGGGTAGATGGTAGAAAAATATTCTTACGACACAAACATGCAGCGTTAAATACTTTACTTCAAGGTGGTGGTTCTATCCTTATGAAACAAGGATTAGTCTTACTTGAAAAACTTTTAAAACTAAACAC